TTGAAGTATTATGGTGAGGGTAATGAATGATATGAATGATTCTCCCCTAATTTTTGTGGTGGCGTTAATTGTATTTGTTTTGGGGTATCTGCTTGGGTTTACTCTTACTGAGAAAAGAATCTATAACAATTGTCTTGAAGCCAACGCAACGATGATTCACAAAGATGCAGTCGCCAAGTGCAAAGAGTTTATAAAATGAGTGAAGAATACGATGTTGTTTTGGATGTGTTGCAAAAGCACCATGACAAACTTTGGGAAATGACGAAACAAAACATGGAATCTGAGTTTCTTGGAATGGGCATCATGGATGACATTCGATTACAACAAATGGATGAAATCAAAGAAGCGATTCGTTGGTGGAAAGAACGAAAGGAGATGCTTGGGAAATGAAAGCAAAAGAATATAATCTAATTGCCGAGTGTGTGGAAACTGGCGTAATGGTTGGCTGGAATCGGGCACATGAACACACCGAAACCCCAGAGCCGCATTTTATTCACAAACATATTCAAGAAGCAGTATTAAATCAGATTTGTCATTGGTTTGATTTTGAGGAAGTAAAAGAATGACTCTCATAGAAACATTTGTTCTTACAACAATCGCATTGACAGCGATATCATCCGTTTACCTGTTCGTCTATCGCAAGGATCAGTTTATCCTTTATTCGTTCACTTGGACGTATCTTGGGATGACCTTGACTTTTGCTATTAATTCACTTATAATACCCTTTGGCGTTGCTCTTTATATCTTGGAGAAATTTGTATGAACAACGAATTTGATGATATTGATGACAAGTATGGCTTTGTCAAGAGTTCCTATGATCAGTTTGATTTTGAACAGCAAATTATGGAATGCTGGCGCGTGACCAATGATCTTGAAGCCGTGTCTGAATACGTTATGGAAACCGATTCAAGTTTTCCTGAGTACAAGGACACCGTTGCGAACATGTTGATTGGTCTAGAAGCACTATATAATACAAAGTTCGATAAATTGTTTCGTATGTTCGAGGTTCAGAACCGCGAGCGATACGATTTGATGCGACGACTAAAGGATTTGGAACAGTGAAGATTAGTATTGGTAATTATCCCAAGGATCCCAAAAAGACTCAAAAGAAGTCTATTCGGATTGATCCATGGGATACATGGAACACAGCACACACGCTTGCGGATATCATCTATCCGATGCTCAAGCAGTTGAAGAAAACTCAAATGGGTGCACCCTTTACGGATGATGAGGATGTGCCTGAGCATCTTCGTTCTACTGCAGCCAAGCCGAAGAAGAACGAGTGGGACACCGACGAGTTTCATTTCAAGCGTTGGAACTGGATCCTCGGCGAGATGATTTGGGCATTCGGTGAACTCGCAAAAGATCGCGATCCTGATTTTTGCCTTGTCACACCTAAATTTAAGTGGGTAAAGAAAGAAGGTCAAGAATGGAGCGAGATGGTTACTATCCGCGAAGGCAAGTATGACATTGAGAAGCAGAAAGCATATCAGGCTCGCAAAAACAATGCCTTCCGTTTGTTCGGAAAATACTATGAGAATCTTTGGGACTAATAATGATAAGAAACCTAGATCTTGTTGGTTTGCGAGAGCAATTCAACTCAGCAAAACCATTTGATCACGTTGTCATTGATGATTTCTTCGAACTAGAAGTTGCGGAGGCGATCAAAAACGAATTCCCTTCGCACGACGATGCCGTCTGGACTGTTTCCTATGACAATCCAGTAGAAAAGAAAAAAGCCTGTTCTCATTGGGACAGATTTCCAAAGTCTATTTACAATGCAATTTTTTATCTTTGCAGTAGTGCGTTTGTAGAAAAGATCAGTAAGATTACTGGTAATGATGTAATCTACGCAGACTATGGTTTACATGGCGGCGGAATGCATTCGCACTGTAATGGTGGATTGCTGAATGTCCATAAAGATTACTCAATACATCCTAAACTTGGATTAATGAGAAATTACAATCTCATTATTTACATGACGCCTGATTGGGATTCTTCATGGGGTGGTGGTCTAGAACTCTGGAGCCACGACGAAGAAACTAACTTGCCAAAAGAATGCATTACAAAAGTTGAAAATAAATTCAATCGCGCAATCTTTTTTGACACCACACACAATTCTTGGCATGGTCTCCCCGAGCAACTAACTTGCCCTGAGAATGTTTCGCGCCGCAGTTTGGCTACATACTATATGAGCGAAGTTTCTGAACTAGCAGAAAATCGTAAGCGTGCTTTGTATGCTCCGCATAAAGAGCAAAAAGATAACCCAGAAGTCATTGAATTTTGTAAAAAAAGAAGTGGATTATAATGAAAGTTGCAGTAGTTACTCCAACAATAGGATCGCCTGATCTTAAAAAGTGTTTGTCTAGCGTACAAGAACAAACATATGAAAATCTAACTCATTACGTGTTTTTGGATGGACAAGAACACTATGATAAAATTCACCCGATGCTTTATGATGCAGCAGGTAAGCGAACAATCAAAACTGTTCAGTTAGAAGATAACGTCGGCAAAGGCTGGTATGGTCATCGAGTATATGCTGCTTGTTCTTTTATCGTGAACGCAGATGCTATCATTTATCTGGATCAAGATAATTGGATCGAACCTGAGCACGTTGAAACGTTGGTAAACCTAATCAAAAATAAAGATTGGGGATACAGCCTTCGTAAGATCTACGATAAAGATGAGAATTTTATTTGTGATGATAATTGTGAGAGTTTGGGCAAGTGGCCAACTTGGTTCAACGATAAAGTGCATCACATTGATACTTCTTGCTTTATTGTTAAGACTGACGTTGCAACAAAAGTGAGTGGCGCTTGGTATGGTAAATGGGGTCAAGACAGAATATTCTTCCATACAATTGCCAAATATTTTCCTAATTTTGAGTGTAGTAAACAACATACACTTTGCTACAAACTTGGCGGTAATGAAGGGTCAGTACAAAAAGATTTCTTCATAGAAGGGAACGCCAAGATGAGCCAAAAGTACAACAATAAATTTCCTTGGAGAAACGTATGAAAATTTCAGCAGTAGTTCCTACGATGTGGATGGCTAATAATTTCTTTTTGCCTATGTTAAATCTGATGATCAAGTCTGATCAGATTGGCGAAATAATTATCATAGATAACAATTCTAAAGAACGACCTAATGAAGAAAATTTGAATAACAGTAAAGTTAGAATTCTTGATTTTGGAAGAAATGTATATTATAATAAGAGTATGAATATTGGCGCCGAAGAAGCCAAATTTGAAATCTTGGCGTTGATGAATGATGATATTATTTTTGATCCATTTATCTTTAAAGTTTTGTCTGAGTCTTTTGATAAAAATCAAGACTTGAGGGAGTCAGTTGGTATGATTTACCCTCATCCCCAATTTTTTAATAGATTCAATGAACATCAAGAATTAGTCAAAGATCTAAAATTAGTAGAAGTCGTGCAAAGGTTGGATGGGTTTGGATGTTGTATGTTTGTTCTAAAGGAACACTATGTTCCAATCCCAGATAAACTAGTACAACATTTTGGAGATGTTTGGTATCATAATAATCAATTAAAGAGCGGAAGAAAAAATTATTGGCTATACAACTGGGTGCTTGGAACTCAGATGCGTACAACTACCGAAAAGGTTGTTGAAATTAAAGAAATTATTATGAATGACTGGAAAATTGCTAACGAGGTATTCTCTCAGCATGGTGTTTATTTAGAAGACCACTCTAAAACTACTCCTGTATTTCAATCAGGTTTAATTTAAAAAAAGGAATCTATATGAACGCAGCAATTTTTTCATACTTTATGCCGAATATCGACAAGAAAACTGTCGAATTGCAAAAAGCAGTCGTAGAAAAATTCAACAAAACTAAAATTCCACATATAATTATGCAAGGACAGATTCCACATGGAACTTTTATGGACTATGTTTGGTGTCTGAATGGCGTTAAAATGCCCAACTTACCAGATGTAAAGAAAGAAATAGATTTTGATGTTATTCTATTTCTTGATATTGATTGTTTGCCAGTTAGTGATAATGCTATAGATTACTATCTTTCTATGGCATTTCAGGGTAAACTAATAGGTAATGCGCAAAGATCTGGACATATTAACAATAATAATCATATTTTTGCTGCACCGTCAGCATTGGCTTTGAGTAGAGAAAACTTCATTAAGATCGGGTGCCCGTCTGCACTAGAAACCAATAGAGGCGATGTGGCTGAAGAATATACCTATGCAGCTGAAATTCGCGATGTTGAGATTGAATTGGCATTACCAACAAAATATGACAGACCAGTATTTCGTTATAATTGGGAAACTGATCGTAAAGAATATTGGACTTTAGAAAATGGATTACCCAATTATGCTTTGGGTACAACGTATGGAAACGAAGTGTTAGGCAATTTGTTTTGGCATAACTTTCAGATTCGAGTTGAAGGTCAACAAGAAGAATTTTGGAAAAAATGCGAAACAATCTTAAATTAATTTGGAGTCACTATAATGCATCAAGAACAATTACATTTCTTATATACAACTAAGGGTAAATTTCCAGAATCATTCAAAGACTGTAAAGTTTTAGAAGTTGGTAGTTGTAATGTAAATGGTAGTATTCGTTATTTGTTTGAAAATTGTGTTTATGTTGGCTTAGACGTAGGTGAAGGTCCATGCGTTGATATCGTTTGTAGTGGGCATGAATATGATGCTCCAGATAATTCATTTGACACAGTAATTTCTAGCGAATGTTTTGAACATAATCCACATTGGGTTGAAACTTTTAAGAATATGCATCGTATTTGCCGAGTTGATGGCAGAATAATCTTAACCTGTGCCACTACAGGTCGCCCAGAGCACGGAACTCATGCTAGTAACCCACAAGATTCTCAGCTAACTATTGGGGTTGGTTGGGGTAATTATTATAAAAATCTAACCGCAATGGATTTTTATGAGAATATTGATATGAATAGTTTATTCAGTAGTCACGAATTTTTTGTAAATACTGATTCTCATGATTTATACTTTTATGGAGTGAAGAAGTAATGGCTAACAGATCAGATTTTTTTAACGCAAAGTTGCCGCGTGGTTTCAAGCGCATGATGGCAATGGCGCAGACGAATGGTTGGGTGAAGGATTCTCATGAGTATGGAAAGATCAAAAATCTTTTTATTGATGCTCATGCTAATCATGTTCGATACAAGGTTAAGCGCCAATCAATGGACACAACATCAACTGGCGAAGAATAATGCATTCGCTAGTTGAATTGAAAAACTATCTGCTTGAGAGAGAAATCAAAATTCGCAAGTTTGATGGTTGGAGATTACAAGTTGGTTCAGACGTTTGGACTATGGCACATGATGTATTCTATAGGAACAATGAACCAGTCAATTTGAAGAAAGATAAATCAATTTTTGATAGTTATAAAAAGGAGACTGAAAATGACATTGAAAGCACTCAAACTCGCAAGTGGCGAGGAATTAGTAGCAGAAATCGTAGAGCAGAATGACGATTATCTTGTTATCAAGAACCCAGTCGGGTGTGTAATGCAACGTTCTGACAAGGGACCAGTTCTTGGATTTATTCCTTGGATGCAAGCAGCGGAAGGCAATTTGCCGATTAAAAATTCTTGCGTAGTTATCATCGCAGAAGTAGCGCAAGAAGTAAAAAACGGGTATAATCAAATCTTCGGATCAGGAATTGTAGTTCCGCCGCAGCAATTGATTACGGGGTAATTCTTGGCAGACTTTTACACTAATGTCAGCGTTTCTGGCAAGTATATTCTTCTTAGAGGCGTTGAAAATGATAAGAGGGTCAGACGGAAGGTCGAATTCCGTCCGACCTTTTTTCTTTCCAGCCAGGAGAAGTCTGAATATACAACTCTTGCTGGAGAGTATGTAAAACCCATTGAACCAGGAACCATTCCTGAGTGCCGTGAATTCTTGGAGAGGTACAAAAGTGTCGACAATTTTCCTGTTTACGGGAATAATCGTTTTGAGTATTCTTATATTGCTGACGAGTATCCTGACGATATCCTTTGGGATATTAGTAAAATTTGCATTGCCTATATTGACATCGAAGTGGAATCTGAGAACGGATTCCCTGAGCCAAGAGACGCTAACGAATCAATCACAGCAATCACACTCAAGATCAAAGGTAATTATTTTGTGTTTGGTGTCGGCGATTATAGCAAGCATCGTGACGACGTGCACTATGCAAAATGCAGAGATGAATCCGATCTTATGCGAAGATTCCTTGACCTGTGGACAAGATTCCAGCCCGATATTGTAAGTGGATGGAATATTGAAGGGTTTGATATTCCATATCTTGTAAATCGTATCACCAAAATTCTCGGTGAAGATGAAGCCAAGAAACTCTCTCCCTGGAATCGTTTGACTCCATATACCGCGATGATGTTTAATCGTGAAACGCAGTCATACAATATTTCTGGAGTATCAGTTCTAGATTACATTTGGCTTTATCGTAAGTTTACATATTCTCAGCAAGAATCATATCGACTAGATCATATCGCCAGCGTTGAACTTGGTGAAAAGAAACTGGACTACTCTGAGTTCGAGAATCTACACGAACTCTACAAGCAAGATTATCAGAAGTTTATTGAGTATAACGTCAAGGACGTCGAACTTGTCGAAAAACTCGAAGATAAAATGAAGTTGATTGAGTTGGCGTTGACTCTTGCTTATGATAACAAGGTCAACTATGATGACGTGTTCACGCAGGTGCGCATGTGGGATGCGATTGTCTATAATCACCTAAAGAAAAAAAATATTGTAATCCCGCAGATGAAGAAATCATCTAAAGAATCTGCATATGAAGGCGCATATGTAAAAGATCCAATTATGGGAATGCATGAGTGGGTTGCTTCGTTTGACTTGAACAGTCTGTATCCGCACTTGATTATGCAATACAATATTTCGATGGAAACTCTCATTGAGCCAGCGAAGTATAATGATAACATGCGTGGGTTTATTTCGAACAATGAAATCAATGTCGAAAACCTACTCAATCAAACTATTGATACGAGCATTCTAAAAGAACTGAACGTAAGCGCAACGCCAAATGGGCAATTGTTTACGAACAAGGTTCAGGGTGTCATGCCTGAGATTATGGATAGCATGTACAAAGATCGTACACGCTATAAGAAGTTGGCTATTGAAGCCAAAAAGAAAATTGAAACTGTTC